ATGAACTATTTAAATTATATTTCTAAAAAAGTTACTAAAGATTTTGGAACAAGACATAATTACAATGAGAAAACAAATTTTTTAGAATTTATAGATAAGGAATTGAAATTTTTAGGTTATGAAACAGAGATAGTACAAGGGAAAAATGTAAAACAATGTAGGAATTTATGTACAGTAGAAAGTAATGCAGATATTATATTTACTGCTCATTATGATACACCAGGTACTATTCCTAAATTTCTTGGGTTTATATTTAAACTTTTTGGTCATACAAGGCAAATAATAGGTAGTATAATATACATTATTATTATTTTATTACTAATTAGGTTTATAAGAAATACATTAAATGTAAGTATATCTTATATGATAGTATTGATATTAATTGTTTTTCCAATGCTTATAAAAAATAAAAAAAACTATAATGATAACTCAAGTGGGATTATAATGAAAATCTAAATAAAGCCTTACATATCAACGTTATATAAATTAAATAATCCTTAAACGTACTAGAGACGTACTAATATAATTTATCTAATTTTTCAGCTACTTCAGTGTGTTTGTTTGGGTACAAGTGTGAATATGTATTTAATGTAGTTTCAATGTTTTCATGTCCAAGCCTTTCAGATATTAAAAGCGGAGTAAATCCTAATTCTATTAAAAGCGAAGCGTGGGAATGTCTTAAATCATGCAGACGTATTTTTTTAACACCACTTTTTTTGCAAGTTCTATTAAGTTGTGCATTAATATTTTGTTTAGCTATGGTAAAAATTCTTTCGTTTTCATTTAAGTTGTATATCTTATTTTTATATTCTTTAATATCTTCACAAAGGAAATCAGATATAGTAACTTCTCTTTTACTCTTCAAGGTTTTAGGTGGGTTTATTATATCCTTTTTATTTATTCTTGCATAGTTCTTATTTATATTTATAATCTTTCTATCTAAATCTATATCTTTATATGTTAAGGCTAATAATTCACCACTTCTGATACCTGTCCAGAACAAAATTTTAAAAGCTAATTTATAAATTGGCTTTTTAACATATTCTATAAATGTTTTAAATTCTTCTACTGTCCAAACTGCATTACGTCAGCGTTCTTTTTACCCATAGGACCAGCTTTAACCACTGGGTTGCTAGATAAATTATAATATCTGATAGCAAAATTGAATATAGCACTAAGCTGATTATTAATAGTTCTTAAATATGTATCGCTATAATCTTTTTCCATTATTTTATTTTGCCATTTTCTTATATGATTTGGTGTTATATCATTTAAATTTATATCTTTAAAGTAAGGAACTATCTTTAAATCTACTATAAGCTTTTTTTGTCTAAATGTAGTAAATCTTATTTTATTTTTAATATCATCTAAATATATATTAACTAAATTCTCGAAATTAATACCTGGATCATTCTTTTGCTTATTTAAAAAATCTCTTTCATAGTCCTTAGCATCTTTTTGCCTTTTAAATCCTTCTTTTCTTTTTTCTTTTTCTTTTTACCAGTCCAATCAGTGTAATAAAAACTACAAAAATAAGTTCCCCTATCTTCATTTTTATAAACAGCCATTTTTCTTTCTTCCTTTCTTCTTTTAATAATATTTCTAAAAGCTTTACAGGTGTTATTTGTAAAGCTCTTGATAGTTTCTTTAATTTTCCTATTGTCATAAATTCTATTTCTCCATTTTCTAATCTACTTATATAAGATTGCTCTACCCCAATTCTTTCTCCTAGGATTTCTTGCGTGTATCCTAGTTTCGTCCTTAGTTTCCTCAATTCGACATCACCCATTATAATTGTATAATATTCTACAAAAAAGTAACGTGGAAAATGTCGGAAATATATCTACCAGTTATATTTTTTGTGTTAATATTATGACAAAGAGGGGGAATCATATGAATAAAACCAAAGGAGAAACTATGGAGGAAACTATATTAAAATTATTAGATTTACAAAGTACTCTATTCTGTTTCTAACATTTGCAATTTTAATTTTATTTCTAACTCTAAAGAAGTCCAGATAAGTTGTTTTACTTCATCACTTATTGGGACTTCTTTTATTTGCCCTTTTTTTATTAAACTATCTATGACCATATTTGTGGTTTCTAATGTAGATAATTTTTTTACTTTATCATTTCCTATTAATTCACTTATTGGTCTCCCAAAATATTTAGTTAATTTTTTAGAAGTTTCTATAGAAGGAATCCTTCCACGTTCCAGATGGGATAAAGTACTACGTGTTATACCTACTAACTTTGCATATTCTTCTTGCGTCATTTCTTTATTTTTTCTATCTTCTTTCAATATTTTACCTAAATTCATTTTCATTGCTCCTTTGCACTTATTTTCTTTTTACATGATAGCACATCGAAGAACATTTTACAAAGTTAGATATTGAGCATTTATTAGGAATATATTGAAAATGCTAGCATATGCTATGTAATTTGTTTAAATGCTTTTATATAAGATTTAGAATATTTGCCCGAATATGTTCGCGAATGTATAATGAAATTGTAATCAGAAATAACACAAACGAACTAAAATGTTCTTTGAAAATTAAATATTGCTTTACAAAAGAAGGGTGGAGAAGTTAAGCATTCAGCGAACCAAGCCCAATGTTCTAATGTAGCCACGAGAGTGACAGTCCTAAGCCTGTAATACAGAAGGGAACATAATTAATTTTAAGGGGGATGAAGAAATGGAAGAAATGATAAATAAGTTGTTACAAATTCAAAGGGGGATTCAAAAAAATGACAGTGAGTAAGGTTTTAAAGTACGAAAGGCTAAAAAGAGGGATGACACAATTAGAATTTTCAAAACTTCTCGGAGTAGACAGAGCATCAATTGCTCATTATGAAAATGGTCGCATACCTTCACCATCAAGATTAAAAGAATTCAGTGACAAGTTAAGTGCGGACTTAGCTAAAGCATTAATAGAACAGGAACAATAAGGGGGATTTAATATGAAAAAAGTAAATTTAACTATAGAAAATGGAACGCCAATAGTAACACAAATAAAGCCAGTAGAAGTTAAAGGACAAAGGGTTTAACAACAGAGCAACTTGGAGAAATCTACGAGGTTGAAGAAGTTAGAATAAGACAGGGATTCTCTAGAAACCAAGATAAATTTCAAGAGGGTAAACATTATTTTAAATTACAAGGTGAAGAGCTTAAACAATTTAAAAGAGAGTATCTTAAAGATACTTCGTTAAAATTAAACTCTTTAATGTTATGGACAGAACGAGGAGCAAATAGGCATTGTAAAATCCTCGATACGGATAAAGCATGGGAGCAATTCGACAACTTAGAGGAAACTTATTTTAGAGTTAAAAACAATTTACCTAAATTAAGCAGAGAATTACAAGCTATATTAATGCTAGATAATAAAACAATGGAGATAGAAGAAAAGGTAACTAACTTAGAAAACAATATCCCACTTTTTAATGTGGAGTGCAAAGAATTGCAAGCTCTAGTAAGAAAGACAGGAATTAAAACACTAGGAGGTTACAAGACACAAGCGTACAATGATAGATCATTACGCACTAAGGTATATACAGATATACAACACCAGTTAAAGAGGGAATTCGGTGTTACTAGATATGAAGCAATAAAGAGAAAACAATTAGATAAAGCAAAAGAGATATTAGTAAACTACACAGTTCCAGTTTGTTTAAAAGAAGAAATATTTAATACAAACAATCAAGAAGAATGGAGATGTATATAAATGTTTTATACAGTTGACCAAATAACAGAAATGCTACAAATAAGTAAATCTAAAGCTTATAAGATAGTAGCTAGTCTTAATAAAGAACTAAAAGAAAAAGGCTATATTACTATAGCTGGTAGAGTCCCTAAAAAATTCTTTGAAGAAAAATATTATATGTAGGAGGGTAAGTAAATGACACCATATGAACAACTTATAAAACAAATAGAGGAATCTTTTAAATATAGCAATGCAGATGCAGAGGAGTACGCTAAAAAGCTAAAAAACTTGTCCTTAGTAACATTAGAAGAAATTGAAAGAGAATTTAAAAATGCTTAGAGAGGGAGAGATAGTGTTATCTATATATAGCTTAGTAATACTTTTAGCTTTTATAGGTGTAGATATTAGGCAACTAAAAAAGATTAAGGATACTGGATGGCTTACAGTAATATTTATACCTATAATAATATTCCTATTAAACATTATTTGGAGGTGTTAAAGATGGATAAAAACTGGTGTGCGTTATTAATAGCGATATTGAGAGAAAAACCATGCACCAGAGAGCAGGCGGCAGAACTTTACGACAAAGGTACATTATTTAGAAATAGAAGACCTAAAGAGGATATAACGGAAATGATTAGGCTAAGAAAACAAGGTCTTAAATTTAAAGAAATAGCAGAAATATTTTGTTTGGATCCAAGTACAGTTTGTACTTTAGTAAATAAAAAAAGCTTCCTGCAAGAAGCTAAATAATTAATAAATTAAACATTAAATATATTTTATACAAGATTAGAGGTTTTGTAAAGTGCGAGTTATTAAAGGGTGTAAAGGCTGTACACATTATGTATTGCAAGTAGTGATAAGCAATACAGGGAATAGAACAAAATTATTATGGAAACCAGCTTGCATGGCAATTAAATGTAAAAGGGAGGTAAACAAAAATGGAACAAAACAATAATTGAATTAATAGGAGAGATAAGCAAAATTGCTACTAAAATAATTATGGAAACTAAGCATGAAGTTTTTATAAGTATACGAGGACATGTGCAAAGTATAGAAATTGAGTTTTATAAAAACGGGTGGGAAAGTCATAAAGACGCTACTTTTTCAGATGTAATAAGTTTTGATTCTTATTATAATTTACAAGTTACTATAAAAAGATTAAGAGGTGTATTGGATACTTTGAGAAAGCTCTATAAAAATGGTCAAGTTAATAAATCTGATTTTGACTATGAAGAAGAAGTAATAAAACACTATAAATTTAAATAGGGGGTAAAAGAAGAATGGAAAACCAAGAAACTTTTAAAATAGAAGACTTGAAAGGTGCTAGTTGGGCATTAAGAAAGATAAGAGAATGTAAGGAAAGTATTTTAGAAAAAGAAGAACTCGCAAAAGCAGAAAAAGAAAGAATAGAGGAATGGCTTAATAATGAAACTAAGAGCGATTTAGTCAGCATTGAATACTTTAATGGATTATTACTGCAATACTATAAAGAATTAAAGCAGAACGACCCTAAAGCTAAAATAACAACACCATATGGCAAGGTTACTGCGAGAAAAAATAAAAAATGGAACTATGGAAATGAGGAAGAGTTAATAAAATATTTAGCTTCTAACGGATATGACAACTTAATTAAATTAAAAGAAGAAGTTAATAAAACAGAATTAAAGAAGAATTTTAGTGTTAGTAATGGCATGGTACTAGATAAAGAAACAGGAGAAATTATACCAAACATAAGTGTAGAGGAAGTAGAAAATATAAGCGTGAAGGTGGTGGAATAATGAATTTATATCAAAAGTTAATAGAAATACGAAAGGAAGTTATTAAGTTTTCAAAAGATACAGAAGGTCACGGATATAATTATGTAAGTGGAAGCCAAGCTATAGCGAAAATTAGAGAAAAAATGGATAGTTTAGGAGTGTTATTAATACCTAAGATAGGTGCTACTGATAATTATACATTTGATTATGTGACTTCTAAAGGTAAAGAATGTACGGATCATATAGTTAAAGGTGAAATGTCTTATGTATGGTTAAATGCAGAAAAACCAGAAGAAACTTTAGAAATACCATGGAAACTTTATGGTGCTCAAGATGATATAAGCAAAGCTTACGGGAGTGGGCTTACTTATTCAGAAAGATACTTTATATTAAAATTTTTCCAAGCTCCTACAGACGAACTTGACCCAGATAAAAAGGATACAGCAGGAAGAAGAAGTAATAAAACAGGTTTAAGTGATGCACAAATAAATAGATTATTTGCGATAGCTAAGAGCGTAGGAATAGATAATAAAACAGTTAAAAGTCAAGTGTTTACTAAGTTTAAAACTACAGATATAGCCAAGCTTACCAAGTCACAATATGACCAAATATGCGAGGGTTATGAAAATATGAAGAAGTAGGAGGGTTAATATGTTAAGTTCAACCTTATATGCAGATAAAGAAACCCAATTAACTATGGATCAACAAGATGATAGATTTTGTTTAAAGCTAAGCCAAATATTTAACTATGACTTGAGCATAGTTGGACAAAGAGAAGTATTTGAAAAGCTAGTAGAGCTGATAGAAAAAAATCTATATGATGAAACAACAGCAAATGAAATATATGAAAAGCTAGTAGAGAAAGAATTATTACTAGAACAGGCAGAAAGCCAAATACAAAGCTTAGAGGACGGGATAGAATTTTGCAGAGATAAGGAGGATTATATGGGGAAGTAAAATGGAAAGTAAAATGGATAAAAATAGTTACAGATATATTTGACGACGAAAAAATACTACTAATAGAAAATATGCCGGAAGCAGACAGTATTATAGTGATTTGGTTTAAATTATTATGCCTCGCAGGTAAAAATAATAATTCTGGGGTGTTTATGTTAAATGATAAGATACCCTATACTGATGAAATGTTAGCAACAATTTTCCGTAGACCTTTAAACACTGTAAGACTTGCTATAAATACATTTGAACAATTCGGAATGATTGAAGTAATAGACAATGTTATAACTATTCCTAATTGGAGTAAACATCAAACCTTAGACCAATTAGAAGAAAGAAAAGAATATATGAGGGAATACATGAAAGGATACAGAGAAAAGCAAAAATTACTAGCTACTGGGGAATGTAAAGTTAACAGTAAAACTAACGGTAAAGTTAACAGTAAAGCTAATGTTAACTCCCTAGATATAGAAGAAGATATAGATATAGATAAAGATATAGAAGAAGATATAGATAATACAACTGAAGTTGTTAGTAGTAACAAGTTACAACCAATAGTAGATAAATGGAACTCTTTAAACCTTAATAAGTTAATTGCTATTAATAAGGTACTATCAGATATAAATTATTAAATGCAAGAATAAAAGAGTACGGTATTGATAATATTTTGAAAGCTATTGAAAATATAGAATCTAGACCATTTTTAAAAGGACAAAATAAAAAAAGGATGGACTATAACCTTTGATTGGTTTGTAAAGCCTAACAATTTTATAAAAGTCTTAGAAGGAAATTACACAGATAAGGAGGGAGTTAATGGAGGGACTAAACAGGATTCTAGCGGAAATAAGAAACAGGAATACGACTTCTCAAGATTCGAGGGATAGTTATAAATGTAATATATGCAAAGATACAACTTTTGTACAAGGCGAAAACGGATTAAAAAGATGTGAGTGTTATAAAAAAGATTTAACAAAAAGAAGATGGGCACATTTTGGCATAGACCCATCTAAAACAAAACGAATAAGCGAATATGCAGACTATAGCGACATAACTAAAAGAGCTAAACAAGTCGCTATAGACTATATAAGGAATTATAGCACAATAAAAACAAAAGAGGAAAATAGTTTAGCTTTCTTAGGACAACCAGGGGCAGGAAAAAGCCACCTAGCAATAGGAATAGGAGCAGACCTTATAAATAAGGGGATATGTACTAATATTGTTTATATGCCATATGAGGAAGCTATGAGAGAGTTAAAGGCTAACACTATGAATGAAAGTTACATGGAATTAGCAAAGCGATATACAGAGTGTGAGTTGCTTATAATAGATGATTTGTTTAAAGAAAAGGTAAAGAAAGGCAAGTTAGTTGCTGGATTAACTGAATCAGATATGAAACATATATACCCTATCATAAATCAGAGGTATATAAATAATAAGCCAACTATATACAATTCGGAATGTACTCCAAATATGTTGATGGATTTAGATGAAGCTTTAGCAGGAAGGATATTAGAAAAGAGCAATATAGTTATATTTAAATACGGGCTAGAAAATAACTACAGAATGAGAAAATTTGTTTAGGGGGTAAGAAAAATGGAAAAGGCATTTATAGTAAGTAAAGAAAGTGAATTATATAAAGATATAGAGAAATATAGAAAGTTAGAAAGTGAGCAAAAGAAATTTATAAATAAATTCTTTGAAGAGCATGGAATTGAAGCTAACACATATAGAATAACTGGGGATGGATTAATTAATAAACCCTTTCAAGGTTATGATTCCGATATAGCTTTGCATATTGACCCAACTAAAAATGATTTAAATAATTATGGAAAATTATTAAATAAAGAAGGGAGATATGGCTTAAGGACTTTTAGAAAAAATTCTAAAATAGCTAAGGAGTTTACTAAGCAATGTATTGATGAACAGATAGTAATAAATTTATGGTATCCGCGTGTAGGCGATTATTTTGAATCAATAAGTTTTTACGGATGTGGCTTTACAATATTTGAACATGAAAATTGTGTCTATCTAAGAGTAAAAAGCGATTCTTTAAAAGAAGATGACATCCCAGATGGTTTCGAAGAAATAAGATTATGGGAGTTTTATAAAATACAAGAAGAATTTGAAAGAAATAAGGGGGATAAATAATTATGTGTAAATGTATGGATGAATTAAGAGAAAGTTTAAAGGAGTTACCAAATAAAATGGACGGATGGAATGAAAGAAATATAAAAGAAGTTTTAATAGATAATAGTTGTATTTTATTTAATACAAAAGTTAACCCAGAAAGATTCTATTCACCAGTGAAAATAAAATATGAAACAAAAGAATAAAAAAGGTGAATGGAAATTAAAGAAAACTACTGTAAATATACAATATAAATATTGTCCATTATGTGGGAAGCCATATGAAGGGGGTAAATAAGAATGACAGATATAAAACTATTTGAAAGATGGGTTAAAAACGCTTTAAAAAACACCCTTATATTTAATCCATATAAAGAGTTTTTCATAGTAATAGATGGATATACAGGATTTAAGATACCGAATAAATGTAAGAGTTATAAGAAAATAATACAAGGATATACTTTTCAAGATTTAGAAAATAGTTTCTTTATTCGAGATAGGGAAATAACCAAGACAGATAAATACAAAAATTTAAACATATTAGAACACTTTGATATGTCTAATAAAATAAAAGCCACAATGCTACCTTTTGTATATGAAAAGAGCGATAAAATGCAAATATTTAAGGCGAATGATGACTTGATATTTATAAATAAAGAGTTATTAAAGAATATAAATATTGAACATTATGAAATTTATGCTGAAAGTTCTATAACACCTTTAATGTTTAAATCAGAGGACATAACTTATATAACACTACCAATTAGAATGAATGGATTTAGATATACTATAAAAGAAAATGAGGAAAACCAAGATGCATTTAATGATTTTAGATAAAGAAGAAACATTACCAGAAGAACTCATAAAGCTACAGGAAGAGTTTAAAGAAGTAAGCAAAGCAATTATAGCAAATGATAAAGAAAACACTACAGAGGAAATATTGGACAATATACAAGTGCTTATTGGTATGTTAGATACAAAAGTAAAAACAGAAGATATAGATTAGAGAAAGAACTTAATAGACATAACAGGAAGTTATTGGGCAGAGGTTGGAAAAGTAAAGGTAAGATTAATATAAAAATTAATTCGTAATTTGAAATTAAGGCGAAGGAGTGATTGAAGTGAAGATTATTAAAGAGAAAAAAGATAAAGGTTATATAATAACAGTTTTGGTCGGAAGTCATGGTAAAAATAGTTACTGGACATCACCACCTGTTTATGGAGTAGATAATCATCATTACAATTTTGAAAAAGAATATTTAGTTGGTAGATATCCAATGATTAATACAAAGGCAAAAGCTGAAACATTTTCAAGATTATATAGAAATCTGTGGATTGAAGTAACTCCATATCAATTAGATTTAATGAAGCACTGTTTAGGATTAGACTACAAGAAAAGACCATATAGAAATTATTTTTGCACTTCTCCAGAGGATAAAGATTGGAATGAACTTGTAGGTAAAGGATTAGCCATTAAAAGCAATAAAAGAACCTAATAATGAGTGTATATGCTTTTGGCTAAGTAGACAAGGTGTTGAATATGTACTTGGAAAATCGGTTAGTGATAAAGTCTACAAAGAAATATAATACACAATTCAAATATAGGAGGTAACAAATGGAAGAGATAATAAAAGAATTAAAAGATTTAGGATATGATGGAAAAGTATCTAAAGGTAGTAAAGGTTACAGTGGGAATATGAAAGATTATGCTTTTATACAGTTTCCCAAGAAAGGTAACAGTTCTTTAATTAAAAAATTAATTGAATGTGGTTGGAAAAAAGAAAGAGAATTTAAGTTTTGTTCACCTTTTGAAACTGTTTATAGTGGGTATAGTGTCTATATAAGTTTCGAAAAATTTTATTAAAACTTAGTACGCAATCCAAAAATTTTATGAAGGAGTGAATGAAGATGATGAAAGCAACACCAAAATTTAAATAAAGAATTTGGGAAATGGGTAATTGATATTGAAACAGAAGATGGAGAAATAATTCCAGTAGGTAAAACAATAAATGAAGAAATAAATTTATGGGAAATATCCAAATGGGATAGTAAAGAACAAGCAGAAGAGTGGATTAAAGCAAGACCAAAAATATTAGTTTTAACATATTAAGATCGGAGGGGTTCATTTGAATATATATCAAAAGAAAATTGCTAAAAGAGCAAAATTAATAAAAAAAGCAAACTGGATTCCCTTGGAGTGCTTGTAAAGGGATAGCTAAATATAGAGCACTATATGATTTTATTAGAATATGTGGTTAAATCACAATCCAAAAATTGGAGGGAATAAACAATGTTTTACAAAAATCAAGTTATTAAAAATATTTATACAAATGTAATAGGTTCATTTATAAAGGAATACAAGGTTACTGGTAGCGGAATGTATGTACAAGTAATGTGCAAAGATGGAAGAGTATATTATGCTCCAAAAGAAGAATGGGTAGAAGAATTTAGACGTAATTCAAAGATATTAAGTACATTATAGGTATATATCTAGGCACTTTTATACCTATAGTGTACTAGAGTAATAAAACGGTAATACAGGGGTTAATATGAAAATTAATGATGTTTAAAAGAAGAAAATATATTAAAAGAATATACAATAACAAGTAAAAGTAACAAATGGTTAAGGTGGAAACATTGGACGCTTATTGAAGATGGTTCAATTATAAATGAAAGTAATGATTTATTAGAAGACTGCTTTTCTTTATGGGTAATAATACATGATTTAGATTTCAAAGAAATGGAGCACTAGATATGAAAGAATGTGTAATATGTGGGCGACCTAACTCGGAAGAACACCATGTAATTTATAGGTCAGAATGTAGAGCATTAATTAAATGTAAAAAGAACTTAGTTTATCTTTGCCCAGTTCATCATAGGGAAAAGTTTGGGGTACACGGGAAATGCGGAAAAGAATTAAATAGAGAATTAAAGTTAGAATTTCAAGAATGGTTAGAAGAAACCTTCAATAAAGACTTTTATAACATAGAAGAAATAAAGGACAAGCTAGAAATATCTACAAATGCGGTTAAAAGCTTATCTAAGTTAATAAGACAGAACAATGGTGTATTTGCTAGAGAAGATATAATAATCGCTTGCATGGGAGGAAAAAGAGTTTTATAAGGGGGAATTAAGTTGAGCAATAAAGAAAGAGCAGAGAAAACTTATATATTGCTTCAGCAAAGAAAAAGAGATAAAGAGAGAGTTAAGAAAAACGACATATTTGCTTTACACGGAAATAACATGGCTAGGATGCTAAGAAAAAATAGCAGAGGTAAAAGGGAGATGGGACAGTTTTGAAAATAGTTATAGATGGTAAACCAATGGGAAAACAAAGACCAAGGTTTAATAGTAAGACAGGGAACACATATACACCAGATAAAACAGTTAATTATGAGAACTGGGTAAAACTATGTTATCAACAACAATGTAATGGAGAAAAGCTTACAGGTGAGGTTGTAGCTTTTATAAATGCTTATTATGTAATACCTAAAAGTACAAGTAAGAAAAATAAAAAAGATATGTTAGCAGGCATTATAAGACCAACTATAAAACCAGATGTAGACAATATAGCAAAAGTAATTTTAGATTCTTTGAATGGGTTAGCTTATAAAGATGATAAACAAATTGTATTTTGTACAATAAGTAAATGGTATGGAGAGAATCCAAGGGTAGAAATAGAGTTAGAGGAGATTTAAAAATGAGAGAAATTAAATTTAGAGCATGGGATAAAAAGACTAAAAAAATGAGGACTGTAGAAAGTATAGGATTTGGAGAATTGTGTTATTACAATGAAGGTTATCCTGTAGTTAACATGATAGGTAGAGATTGTGTTAATGATAAAGATATTATAATTCATAGAGATTCATATCAACATGAACTAATGCAATATACAGGACTTAGAGATAAAACAGGAAAAGAACTGTATGAGGGAGATATAATAAAAACATTTTGCGGTGAATTAAGAATAATAAAATATTTAGAGGAATATGGAGCGTTTAAAGCAATTCATATTAAATATAAAGAAGGGATTGTAACAGATTTAAAAAACTTAGAATTCGAGATTATAGGAAATATATACAAAAATTCCGAGTTAGTAGGTGATTAAATGGAACTACAGAAGCTAACAAAAGCTATATGGGACACTAGTAAAAGGCTAGATAATGGCATAAATACACTTAATAAAAAAGCTAAAGAATATGCCGAGGCTGAAAGAGATTATAAAATAGCTTTAGCAAAAGAAATATTAATTCTTAGGGAAAGTAAAGTACAAGCCACATTGATTCCAGACATAGCAAGAGGAAACGTGGCGGAATTGAAATTTAAAAGAGATGTTGCGGAAGTTACGTATAAAAGTTGTAAAGATATGTTACAAGGTTTACAAGCGGAATTAAGCGGATATCAAAGTATTCTTAGGGTACAGGAAGATATATAAGGGGTATAAGTATGGAAATAGGGATTTTAAGAGCTACTACTATACCATACGATAAATTTAAAGAAAAGATTAGATTAACACAAAAGTACGAGAAAGATTACAAAATAGAGATTATTGATGGGTTTTATGTATGGTTAGGAGGCTTTAAAATGGGGAGAAAAAGAAGACCAGTAGATTGGGAATTATATAAAAAAGCTTAAAGAAAAAAAGTTAACAGATTTGCAAATAGCAATAAGGATGAAAATGTCCCAAGGGCAGTTAGCGAAACAGAAAAAAATTAGGAAAGATGGTGGTGATCCTTATGGTTAGAGCAATAGTCTATAGCATAATAATTATAGGTATTACCATATGGCTGGCAGTTAAGAAAGTAAAGAAAGAACCTAGAATAATTTGTGGGTATAACTGTAAGACTTGCAAGGAGAAAGATGTATGCGGTATAAGGAGGAATTGAATGAATAAAGAAACCTTTAAAAAGACAGAAAGAATGTTATATGTCTATTATTCTAATTTAAAAGAAATAGAAAAACTTAGTTATATATGTGATAGATTAGAACAACAGAAAGAAAAGATAAGGAAAGATATAAAAGAAACTAATATAGATTTAGAAGAAGAAAGCATATCGATAAGCTATTCAGAAAGAGTTCAAACGTCAAGTCAATGTAGTCATTGTGACAGGGAAATAGAACATCAAATTACCAAACTAGAAAATGAGTGGAAGTCAATAAGAAAGAAAATATTAAAGAATAGAGCAAAAATAAGACAGCTAGAAAGGGAAATAGCTCCTATTAATTATAATGTTAGTATGTTAAGTGAGGAAGCTAAAGAGTTTATAAAGTTAAAATACAAGGAACACAGAACTATCCCATGTATAGCAGAGATGTTATACGGTGGTGCGAGGATGACAGCTTATAGGAAGAGAGAGGAAATTTTAGAGAATATAAATAATTTTAATAAGATCATTAGTTAATTTGGCTATATTAAGTACAACAAAATAGGTGTAGAAACAAAACTTCTACACCTAAACTGTACTAGAGTGTTAGAAAAGTAATACATGGAGGTTTAATATGTTTAAAAAGATGTTAGACAATTTATACTGGTGGTTTTGTGAATCCTCTACCATAGATAGATTAGAAAGCTGGTTAGTAAACAATAGGTTTGAAGCATTAAGTAAATTAGGAATTAAATTATGTAATTATAGAATGGGAGGGGATTTCTTATAATGGATATAGATAAAATAGCTAAGGAAATGACTAGAGAAGAATTTTTAGAAAGTGATTATCTTTTTGAAAAAGATAATGAAGATTATTTTATAAGTTATAAATGCACTAAAAGCGAACTGGCAATAAACAACATAGAAAAACTTGAATGTGAAAAAGCTATACCATTTAGTTGTAAAAAATGTTGGAAAAATGCTATTAAAGATATTAAATTTAAAGGGGAGAATGATATGGAATTTAATTGGGATGAATTTAAAAATGATTATATTGCAGTACATTGTAATACGGAATACGACTTAAATGATTTTTTAAATAAATGCAAAGAAAATGATATTGAATTATGTGCAGAAGAGTATTTAAATAAAGAATTAGCTTATATAATAGATGATGATAATTTTTTAAGACGTTGCCAGATAAATGGTTTAGTAGAAGAAGGCTTTGACATTATAGAATGGGAAATGGAAAGTCCATTTATAGAAAATAAAATAGATTATGATAGAGAATATAATATTTTAGAAATTATGCAATTCCCAGAAGGAATCGAATTTATAGATAATATGGGATGCAAAGTTAAATTTGAAAATAGTTATATGAAAGTTTGGTCAAATGCAACATTAAATTGGGGCAAATGCAAAATAACTAAAAATTGGTTAGGTTCTAAATTTAAAATGATTAAAAAAGATAAAAAAGTAAGTTTTGAAGAAGCTATACAAGCTTATTTAAAGAGTAAAGATATTAAATGTATATGGAATGATGAAACAACAATATATAGTGATGGTTTTTTAGATTCTGATAATGATAAGTTAACTATGGGACAAATAGTAAAAGGTGAATGGTATATAAAGGAGGATTAATTTATGTTAAAAAAACAAATTGTAGAAATGGTTTTCGATGAGGCTGAAGAATGGCAAGAAATTAAGGAACAATATGAAAGATTAGGATATAAAATAATAGATTGGAATATTGATTACAATAAAAAAGAATTTTATTTTAAAAGCATTTTAACTGAAGATAAGAAAGTAAGTTTTAAAGAAGCTATACAAGCTTATGGGAAAGAGATTTATTGTATATGGAAAGATGATGATGGAATAGAACATAAATCAGAATATTGTATAAGAAATGAATGGGAACAATGCATTACAGACCAAAACTGTGAGCATCTAGCACCAGCTGAAATAGTAAAAGGTGAATGGTATATAAAGGAGGATTAAATGTTTAATACGTTGAATAGATTTAAAATGATAAATATTATAGGAAAATTAACTAAAGAATCTGGAAGGCTTTTATATAAAGAAAAGAAGTATAAAGAAGCAGGAGAACTAGTGAAAATAACGAAAGAATTGGTAGAATTTTATGATAAAAATTATGGAGTTATTAAATGAACAAAAGAATAAAGTTAAAAAAGTATAAGCAAATGTTATCTAAATACGGATTAAAATATAAAAAAGCTGAGAAGTGTGAAGCAAAATATTTTAGAAATAATATAGAAAGTGATGAAGAATTAAGGGAAAGGATAAAATAAAGTTGGAGGGAGGATATAAATGTTTAGATATAATAAAGATATAACCTATACTGTAGAAACAATAGATGTTGAGAAAGAAGAAGTACAATTTATAGGGCAAAAAGAATCAAAGTTTGTTGTTACAAAACAAGTTGATAAAATATGTATTTATAAAAATGGGAAACAAATAGATAGTTTTATATTAACAATAGAATCGGATATGTATCCAGTAATGAGCACTATTGATAGTATAGAACGCAATGTTAAACAAAGATTAATGGAATTAGGAATATAAAAATAATGAATTAAATAATTTGGTACGATTTTGGTACGATTTTGGGACTTTTTAATAGTAAATACGTGTTATAATAATAGTATAGAAAAAGGATTTTATCGTACAAGGGCAACTGCAAGGCACCTATTAATTTAGGTGCTTTTTTACTTACCTAAAATAGTTTAGGAGACTATATTCATATGGACACTGTAATAGGTGTCCTTTTTATTTTGCTTAGAAATATAAGGAGGGTTTAAATGAGAATATTAGCATGGGTAGGATTTATATGTAACATACTTAGTTTACTATTTTGCATAAGCGGTACAATAAAAGAAAAGACAACAGCAAGCAGAACATGTAGCTTTATAGCAACAATATTATATACAACGCTTACTGTTTTCTTTTATATGTATTTATTTTAAAGGAGATATAAATGTTATTTAAACTATGTCCATATTGCGGAATTAAAGTACCTTATGATATGGAAGATTGCACAAACAAATGCAAAGAGAAAAGAAACAAGTTAAGGAATCAACATTATGATCTATATAACAGAGATAAAGAAAGCACAAAGATATATAGGGATAAGCAATGGGGAAAGTTAACACAGCAATGTAAGAGTAGATTTAATGGATTAGATATATATCAACTATATAAGTATAACAAGATAGTTAAAGGCGAGTTATCTCATCATATAAAAGAAGTTAAGGAAGATAAGGACAGAGTATATGACATAAGTAATTTAATATATGTCAGCAATAAAAGTCATGCAGAGATACATACAGCTTATAAGAAAAGTAAAGAGGATAAGTTAGCTATGCAAGCTTATTTATTTAAGATAGTACAAAGATATAAGGAAGAATATAAATAAAGGAATGGTTAAATGAAAATAAAAATGGTTTGTGAGAAGTGCGGTAAAGATGGAGAAAAGGACATGGATAAAAGTAATTTGAATTGGAGCGTATATAAAAATAAATGTAGATGTGGAGGTAAGATAATACCTAAGCTTATAGATAATCAAAAGGGGTGAGAAAAAGTGCCAACGGTAATACCGACTACAAGACCAAGACCAAACCTACCAGGACAAGGAAGGAATACATTAATAAGTAAACAGGAAGCAATAAATATATATCATAAAGCGTGTATAGATTATGTAAATGAAAAGATAGAGCACTCATGTAAGAATAGAATAACAACAGTAGATTTAGAAGTTAAATATCTATATGAAGAATTAGCAGAGGAGTTAAATAAAGAATATAGGTTTTTATGTAGCACAGACAACTATATAACATTTAGGATAGTGTAGAGAAAGAGGTGAGAACAATGGAATATGACCAAAGATATAACCAAGCATTAGGTTATATGCTAGACCTGTATACAGATAACCATATAGTAGATAGTATAACAGTGGAACAGTTCAAGGAATTGTTTGATATGTTTATAGATAGTAAGAAAGATATAGATAGAATATTATATGGTGATGAACCAAGGGAAGAGATAGTACAACTACCTAATGGAGAATTTAGAATAAGAAGAATAAGTAACGGACTAGAAGGTAAAAGAATAGCAGAGGATATATGTAACAGTATAAGAGTAACACTAAGTAATATGTAAGGAGTGATACTATGTATAAGCTAAACAGATTACAGTCTAGTACATTACTAGGAGATATAATACAGATGTATAACTCTACTCATAAAGCAGAGCCAGTAGCCATAGAGCAATTAATAGATGTAATGAATGTAATAGTAGATTACATCAATCAGGGTGAAGGGATAGAAGTATGCGTTGGAGAGTGTTCGCGGTTATCTTTACTTAAAGACCAATTAAGTAATAAATAATTATATAAATATTTACATAGAAAAATATAAAAATATTAATTATTTTTAAATTATTTTTTTTATTTGTGTTCGCAATTTGAAAGGGTAGGGGATATTAAAAAGTTTTGATCTTTGTCAGCGTGACCGCATCCCCCCTCTTTTCCCAGAGAAACGCCCAAAATAGATGAAGCCTTTTGAAAGGGGGTATAAAAAAGTGGTTGGAAGAAGTAAAAAAACAGCTGAAAGTCTAGCAGGGCATAGAAGCAAAAAAGAGTTACAAGCTAGAAAAGAAATGCAAAAGAAATTAAAAGGCAATTCAGATAAAATTTTTTGCCCTAGTTGGCTAGACGATACAGCTAGAGAAGAATTTGAAAGAGTAGCTACGGAATTAAAAGAACTTGATTTAATTTCAAATATAGATGTTACAGTGCTGGCAATATATTGTGATGCTTATTCAAACTATGTGCAACTTACACAAGCTATACAAACTAATGGAGCAGTACAGTATTATACAAATACTAAAGGTGAAGAAAATAAAGTAGTATCAGCGGAAGTAATGGCACAAAATAAGTACATAGATACAATAATGAAATGTTCCACTAAGATGGGACTTTCCATAAGTGACAGGCTTAAACTAGTAATCCCAGAGAATGACACCGGAAAGGAAAACAAGTTTGTTAAATTCTGTAGATAAATACTTAAAAGATGTTGCGGAAGGGAAAATAATTGATAGAGCTACATTATATTGCCTTGATGTATTAGAAGGAAAAATAATAGCTGGTGAATATGTAAAATTAGCTTGTAAAAGACATATAAACGATTTAAAGAAAAGTAAGCTTAACGTATTAAAAGAACCTTTTGAATATTACTGGGATGTTACAGAAAGCCAAAGAATAATAGAGTTTGCAGAAACATTAATAATAGATGAAGGAGAAGAAAAACAACCTTTAGTATTACGACCTTTTCAATGCTTTATATTAGGTTCATTGATGGGGTGGTATAACAACAATGGATATAGAAGATTTAGAGATTGTTATATACAGTTAGGTAGACAAAATGGTAAATCATTATTAAATGGAATACTAGCCACTTATATGGGTGGTTTTGATGGTTATAGAAATGGACGTATTATTACATGCGCTACTAAAGCAGACCAAGCCAAGATTGTTTGGGACGAAATAGTTAAATTCATAGGAGCAGACGAGGACTTGGCTGAAGCTTTTAAAGTTTATACAGATAGAAAGATTATTTCTTATGGGACTGGAACAGAAATATATTATATTGGTAGAGATACGAAGTCAATGGACGGTTTCAGAAGTTACCTAACCGTTATTGATGAATTGCATGCGCATAAGAATAATCAAATGTATAAGTTAGCTAAAGGTGGACAAAGAAAACTTAAACAATGCTTAACTAGTGCCATTACAACAGCTGGATTTGACTTAAAATCTTTCTGTAAAGAACACTATGACTTTTGTGTTAAGATTCTTGAAGGTATACACCAGAAGGAAGCAACTTTTATCTATATAGCCCAAATGGATAAAGAAGATATAAAAGGCGAAAATATATGGAATTGGAAGAATTGGGGCAAAGCTAATCCACTTAATTTATTTAATGCTGATGGTAGTTATGATATGGAAGCTATTAAAATATTACAAGATGAAGCCAAGGAAGCAAAAATAAAAAGAGGTAAGGATTTAATAGACTTCATGACTAAAGCTTTAAATGTATGGGTTGAATTTAGTGAAAGACAGTTCGCTAAGTCAAGTGATGTACTAGCTTGTGAATGTGATCTAACTTTAGAAGATATGAAAGGTAAACCTTGCGGTATAGGATTAGATTTATCAAGTGGTGGAGATTTAACAAGCTTAGCTATTGAATTTGAATTAGAAAATGGCGGAGAGTATTTTGTACACTCACATAGTTTTATGCCTAGCAATAGATTACTAGAGCATGAAACAACAGACGAAGCACCATATAGAATATGGGTTAATGATGGGTTAATTACTTTAACGGAAACGTTAGGAGGAATTAAAACAGATTATAAGTATATAATTGGATATTTAAGAGAGTTAATAGAAAAACATGAGCTAAAGCCTCAATATGTAGCTTATGATCCTCACAATGCTGATGCATTTCTTTCTGATTTAGAAGAAATAGCAGACCCTATAATGATAAACCAAAGCTGTAAATCCTTAAATGATGCTACTGTTGATATAGGGTTACTTATAGAAGGGCATAAATTAAAATACCATAAAAAGAATAGGCTATTAAGATGGAGTTTTGCTAATGCTAAATTAACTTACAATTCATTTAAAGAAAGAAAAATAGACAAAGACTTGACAGAAAATAGAATAGACCATGTGATGCGGTTATTGATGCACACAAAGTAATGTTTAAACAAGAAAATAAAGTAGACATTAACAAGTATGCTAGTGAAGAATACATAAACAGACTTTACGGTGGTGATAGAAATTAAAAATTTAATAAAAGTTTTGTTAAAGAATATACCAGAGATTTTATTTGTTTTAGGTATATTTTTTATTATATTTAGCACTTTTTTAATAAATTACATAGCTGGAATGTATGTTTTAGGTGCTATTTTAACAATATTAGGGATATTATTCGCCAGACATGAGAGGAGGTGAATAAGTGGGCTTTTAAATAAAATAGTGAACAATACAACTGTATCTTTACAAGATAAAGAGTTTTTACAGATGTTAGGTATAAATGTAGATGGTATAGACCTAGTAAGATAGGGGAAATAACATACTTTACTTGTTTACGAATACTATCCGAAACAATATCTAAATTACCTTTGAAAATCTATAAAGAAACTGCAAACGGGAACGAAAAACAGATGCATTATTTAAATTCTATATTGAGGTTACAGCCTAATCCATATTATAGTGCAAATACCTTTTGGAGTTGTGTTGAATTTGCACGTAACCATTATGGGAATGCTTTTGTATACATAGAAAAAGAAAGAAATGGAAAGGTAAAATACCTTTGGATACTACCCAATAACTATGTACAAATTTATATGGATGATAAAGGATTATTTGGACGTGAAAATGCTTTATGGTATGTTTACACAGATCCCAAAACCACCAGAAGATATACAATGCAACAAGATGAAGTTTTACATTTTAAAAGCTGGATCACACAAAACGGGGAAGGTATTGTTGGCTTATCTGTAAGAGATATATTATCCTCTTATATTACAAGGGACAATATTCCAATAAATTTTTAAATGAATTAACTAAAAATGGAATGGTTACAGATAAAATAATTATTCAATACACAGGTGATTTAAATACTAAAGCGGAAGATTTACTAGTTGAAAAGTTAGAAAGTTTTAGTAGTAAAAGCTCTGGCAAATTTATACCCTTACCTTTAGGTATGACAGCTAGTAATATAAGTTCCAAATTAACAGATAGTCAATTTTTAGAATTAAATAAATACAATGCATTACAAATAGCTGGCGCCTTTGGTATAAAACCACAGTTTTTAAATGACTATGACAAGGGCAACTATGCAAATGTAGAACTACAACAGGAAAGTATGTATAAAGATACTTTACTTCCTATACTAAGTCAGTACGAGCAAGAATTAGCAATAAAGCTATTTAATAATAGAGAAAAGCAGGATAATTTTTATTTTAATTTTAATGTAGATGCTATTTTAAGAAGCTCTTTTAAAGCTAGGTTAGAAGCCTATGCAATAGCGATAAATAACGCTATAATGACACCTAATGAGTGCAGGGACTTAGAAAATAGAGCTAGACTAGCTGGTGGAGATAGATTAATAGGCAATGGGAACTATATGCCGATAGAAATGGCTGGAATCCAATGGAGAGGGGGTGAAGAATAGTGAAAATTAATGTTAAAGGAACTATTATATCTAATGATGATAAATGGATATATGATTGGTTTGAAATGGATGCAACTTCCCCTAGAGATATAGAAAAAGCTTTAGAGCAAGTCAAGAAGAATGAAGAAATAGAAGTAGTAATAAATAGTGGTGGTGGAAGCGTGTTCGCAGGTAGCGAAATATATTCCTTATTAAAAGATCACAAAGGCAAAATAACAGGTAAAATTGTTGGCTTAGCTGCTAGTGCTGCAAGCGTAATAGCAATGGGGTGTGAAACATTAAAAATTTCTCCAACTGCACAAATAATGATACATAGAGCCAGTATGGTAAGTGCTGGGAATAGTGAAGATTTTGAAAAAGGTGCAGAAATATTAAAAGGTATAGACAAAAGTATAGCTAATGCATATATATTAAAAACTGGGCTTAAACAAGATGAATTACTTGATTTAATGGCAAAAGAAACATGGTTAGATGCCAAAACTGCTAAAGAAAAAGGGTTTATAGATGAAATAATGTTCGATGAAGATAACAAAATAGTAGCTAGTTTTGATAGTGGAATAATACCACCACAGATAATAAGCAAGTTGAGGAATGAGCTAAAAAACAAAAAAATTCAAGAAAAAGAAAATATCAAAGATGAAGAAGGATTGAAAATTGCTAAAGCAAAATTACAATTACAGCTTAAATTATAGGCTGTTTTTTTATTGTAAAAAATTAAAGAGGGGTGTATTTAATGAAATTATCAGATGAATTAAAACAAGAATTAGAACAATTACAGAATGAAGCAAAACAACTAATGAATAAAGATGGAAGTTACAGCAGAAGAAATAAACAAATAAATCCAAAGATATAGATACATTAAAAAGCAAAAATCAAAAATGCAAGAAAAAATAAGAAGAAAGAAAGAAAAAAAAGAAATAGAAGATAAAATAGAAAACGGTCAAGCAAAAGAACTAGGAAAGGATAATGATATGGAAAATAAAATTGATAACAAAGTACATCTAAAAGCATTTGCAAAGCTATAGCAAAGAAGCCATTAAATGACTTAGAAATAAAGGCTTTATCTAGCAATACTGATGCAGATGGTGGGTATCTAATACCAAAAGATTTAAGTACAGAAATAAACAGACTTGCTAGAGAACATAGGTCTTTAAGAGAATTAGTTACAGTTATTCCGGTTGGTACAAAAGAGGGACACAGAATACTTGAAATTGATGCTAAATCAACAGGATTCACAGATATTGAGGAATTAAAAGATATTCCAGACTTATCTTCACCACAATGGACAAAAGTTGGATACAAAATTAGAGACCTTGGGGGATTATTACCTATACCAAATAATCTATTAGAAGATGAAACAGGCGGTTTATTGTCTTATTTGGCACAATGGTTTGTAGAAAAAATGTATGCTACAGATAATGCTATGTTACTAAATGATACAGGTAATAAAGGATCACAAGGTATAATAGGGACAGCGCTTGAGGATAATTCAAATTCCAATGTTTTCAAAAAAGAAAAGTTAACTGAAGCTATAACTTTTAAAAAAATGAAATCTGTTATAAATAAAGACTTCTCTAGACCTATTTCTTTAGCGTCAAAGATAGTGGTTAATCAAGACGGATTAGATATTCTTGACAATATGGAAGATAAGAATGGAAGACCTTATTTAACTGGGGATGGAACAGAAGAAATGCCTTACAAATTCAAAGGAAGAGTAGTCGAAGTTTATGATAATGACACTTTAGCTAATATTACAGAAGGTACAGGAGCAACAGCAAAAACATATACACCTTTCATAGTTGGAGATTTAAAAAGAGGTATGATTCTTTGGGATAGAAAGCAAATGAGTGTAGACAGTTCTAAAGAAGCAGGATTTAAAAATAATTCAACCATAATGAGAGGGATTGTAAGACAGGATTGTAGAGTTTGGGACAAAAAAGCAGTCAAAGTTATACTTTCTCCATTAGATAAAGAATAAAATTAGAGAGGTTAATACCTCTCTTTCCCTTTTAGGAGGTAAAATATGAATGTAGCCAATTTGATTACAGTAAATGAAGCTAAAGAATGGCTAAACCTTGATTATGATGAGGATAATTTTACTTTTTTAATGCAAGTTGCTTATGATGCTGTAGTAGATAGTATTGATAATATAGAAGAAAAACTTAAAAGTGCTAAGTTTAAAAGAAAATTAAAATTATGTGTTCTAAATACATTGGTAAATATGCATGATGATAAAGGCGTTAGTACAGATAAAAAAGAACAATACAAATATATAAATCAAAGTATGATGTTGCAATTACAATATGGAACTTATTCAGAAACAGATGCTTAGAGGTGATTATATGTTAATAACTAATCAACTTAACCAAAGAGCAGAATTATGGGGCATGATAGAATTTAAAAATGAACTTGAAGAAACTGACATAAAAGAAGATAGGATAAAAGATTTAGTGTATTGTAATATATTACCCCAATCGGTTGTCAAGACTTCAACACCTATTAGCGAGGTTATGAATATACACATAGGTTTAAAGTAAGATTAAAGAGTATAGAAAATCCAAAATTAGATATGTTTTTTATATTTAAAGAGCAAAAATTTTCCTTTAAATATTGGGAACCAGATTATAAAAACAATGAATTTTTATATATATTTTGTGAATTAAAACTTGAATAGAGAGGTGCTAAATGGGTGAATTTGAATTAAGAGAATGGGAGAAAGAACAATTAGTGCAAAAATATAATGAGTTGAAAGAAGAACATGAGGGTATAAAAAGGCAATTAGATGAAGCGGGGACATTAATAGAACAACTGCATAAAATAAAAGCTGAATGTTTTGAAAAAATGCAAGGTATAAGAAAAGTACTCTTAGAAAAATACAATTACCCAGTGGTGTAATAAATGAATGGATTTGATACTAAACAATTAGATAAGTTTAGCAAAGGGCTACTAAATACAGCTAAAAACGAGTACCCTAAGAAAACCAAAGCATTTTTAAGGAAAGAAGTTAGAAAATTAAATAAGCAAAATAAACAAACATTTGCATCTAAAGGTATAGGAGAAGAAACCGGAAATTTAAAGAAAGAGTTTAAAGCTGGTAAGTTATATAAATATAAAGGTAAAGAATTAGCTATAAGAGCGTATAACAGTTCTCCTCATGCTCACTTATTAAATGACGGTTGGATGCATAAGGCTAAAGATGGTTCAGAAAAATTTATTCCGGGTTTCGATTTTATCGGGGATTCCGCAAAAGCTTTTAACGGAGAATACTACGAAGATATAGACAAATTTTTGGATGAAATTTTTGACTAGATATGGTATTATTTTCTTGAGGTGATGACATGGGGTTGTTAGATGGAATGTTTGAAGTAAGAAAGGATATAACAAAAGTAGAAGGATATTATCAAGGTGGATATGCTAATTTTGGTACAAAGGGTAATATGGCTGTACAAAATAGAAAAAAATAAACTGGTATTGAAACAATTTTGGAAAAAAAGATATGAGTTGGATTTAAAAGATATAAAAGATGTACAATTCAAAACTGAAGAAGAAATAACAAAAGATGTAACACTAACAAGACTTTTAGTCCTCGGTATATTTGCATTGGGAGTAAAGAAAAAAAAGAAAAAAAAGAAAAGATGCTTTTTAATAATAACAACAGAGGAAGAAGGGTTTACAAATGACATTATACTGGAAATGAATGCATTGGAAGGTATAGGCTCGGTAATAACACAAGGATTTGTAAAAACTTTGAGAAAAGAAGTAATAAAATATAGAGATTAAGAACATGTATAGCATGTTCTTTTTTTTATTTGGGGGGATTATAGATTGTAACATTAAAAGAAATAAATAAAGCTATAGTGCAACAGGTTAAAGAAGGTTTAAAAGATACAGATTATAAAGATATACCTTTTGTGTCTACAGATGTAAGAGAAAAAATTATAAGACCTAGTTTTTATTTAGATTTTACAGAAAACAGAACCAGTTTACTAAACGGAGAAGCCAGTCAAAGAGAATTTGATGTTAGGCTTTTTTATTTTGCAAAAAATAGAGAAGCTAACAAGATTGAATTACTAGAAATACAAGATCTATTAAGTGAAATATTTCAAACAGGCATTAAGGTCAGTGATGACTATTACATATCTGTTTTTGAATGTGAATTTGATTCTAGGAGCGAAGAAGGTTTGCTAATAGCGTCACTAACGGACTTATATAGTCTAAGTGAAATGGAACAGACCGGAGAACCTTTAGAAGAATTAGAAATGGAAAGGTGGTAAATATATGGCTAATACATTACCAGATATAAATATTTTATTTAAACAGCGCGCGGCAACTTTTACCCAAAGGGGAGGAGTTGCTATTCTGCTTTTAAAGGACGATACAGATAAAAATTTTAATACAGCAGAGTACAAAACATTAACAGATTTAGAATTGGATGAAGCTAAGTATACACCAATTAACTTACAGTATATAAAAGATACTTTACTAGGGAAACCAAGTAAGGTTGTAATTGTAAGGGTAGATGTAGAAAAAGAAATTACAGATGCCTTGAATATAGTTAAAAATCTATATTCAACCGGATGGATAAGTCTAGTATCAGAAACTAAAACCGATTATGATACTTTAGTTTCTTGGATAAAGACTAGAAGGGATACAGATAAAAAGACTTTTAAAGCCATAGTTTTTAATCCTACAACACCACCAGATTACGAGGGAGTTGTAGGATTAGGAAATGAAAAAGTAATTTTTAAGGACAACACTAGAGGGGAAAAAGCAGGGTATGAGTTTCTACCCACTCTATTAGGATACATAGCATCTGCTGGGGTAGATACTGGAACGACTTATATGGCTATGGAAAATTTAAAAACTGTTTCAGAACCTGCAAGTACTAATCAAGAAATTCAAGCTGGAAAGCTGATTTTGATAAATGACGAGAACATGGTAAAAATTGGATTAGGAGTTAATTCTCTAACTACATTTACCCAAGATAAAGAAGATTTTTCTTTAATTGAAGTCATAGAAACAATGGATTTGATTAAAGACGATATAAGGAAAACTTTTAAAAATAATTATATAGGTAAATTTAAAAACAAACTGGATAATCAGATGTTATTTGTAAGTGCCGTTAATACTTATTTTAGTAATCTAGCCGCAAGAGATGTACTAGACAGTTCCTATAATAATGAAAGCTTCATAGATGTAGAAGCGCAAAGAAAAGCTTGGGTGGATAGTGGAAAGCCAGAAGCTAAAGAATGGGACGATACAACAGTTAAAAATACCACTTTCAAAAGAAAATTATTTTTAGGTGCAAATATAAAGATATTAACTAGTATGACAGATTTAACACTAGTTATCACAATGGAATAGGAGGGGTTTAATGTCTAAAGGGAATGAAGTTATAAGTGGAAACGAAGGTAGAGTGTGGATCAACACCGAACTATGGGGAAATCTATCTAGTATAGAAGCTAAGTGTAGCTTAGAAACAGAGGATATACGATTTGTTGGCGATGCTAACAAATACACTAAAATTACAGGTAATAGTATAGAAGGTACTATTACAATCAAAAAAACGGATTCAAGAGCGCAGAGACTTTTAGCGGAAGGGTTTAGAACCTTAGATATGCCAGATATAAGCATAGTTGTTGCTACTGCAACAAAGAATGGCAAAAAATAGAAAGATTAAAATTAGAAGATGTAGTTTTACAGAATTACAATTAGCAAAGCTAGAGGCTGGTGCAATGGTAGAAGAAGAATTGCCATTCACAGCATCTAGCTTTGAATTTTTAGAATTAATTTAAGGGGGATAAAATATGAGTAAAGATAAAAAAATAACATTAGAGGATTTTATAAAAAAAGCTACTGAGAAATATAATAAAAGAAAAAAAGTTGTAGATATAGAGGTGGAAAATTTTGGAATATTAACATTTACAAGACCTTCTGATTCCGATTTGCTAGAATTTAAAAATACATTAGCTAATAGTATAAAAATGTCTAAAGATGAAAGTATAGATAAATTGGACTATGGACAAATGCTAAATGCATCTAAAGAACTTATATACAATAGTTGTGAGTTTTTACATAGTAACGAACTTATGCAAGATTTAGAGTGTGGAGAACCATTCGACATTCCTATTAAGGTATTTGGTATAGATGGAACTATACAACTAGCGCAAAAAATAAATGAAGCCTTTGAGGATAGTAATGTAGAAACAGCAATAAAAAACTCATAAGAGGTAATAATGACGAGGGCGGAGAGCTTTATTGGGTTAGTTATTACATAGATAAAGGCGACCTACCTTTGAGTTATTACCTCAATTTAAATGCTCTAGAAAAGAAATTTTATATAGATAGTATGATATTTAATCGTGAACTTAGGGCTAAATATGATGAAATGAAACTAAAATCTATATTTGGGGAAGGTAAAAAATAACCTTCCCTTTTAATCTTTAAAGGAAGGAGGTTATTTTTTGGCTTCCAAGACTATAGGTGTTGTTCTTTCCTTGCAAGATAAAATGAGTGGCGGTTTATTAAAAGTAAATAAAAATGTTCAAGGAGTTTCTAAAGAAGCAAAGAGAGCTTCACAACAAGTTGCCAATTTTGCTACCAAAGCGCAAAAGGGCTTTGAAAAAGCCGGAGATAAAGTTTTGAAGCTAGGTGCAGGTTTGGCAACTCTTGCGGGTGGTTTAATAGTAAAGACAGGTGTTGAAGGATTAGGGGAATTAGACCAAGGTGCTAGAAAAGTTAAATCAATAGCACAAGATAGTTTGCAATTAAAGGCATTCAACAAGGACTGCTTAAAACTTCCAACGATACTGGAATTGTAATAAAAGAATTGGCTGACACCCAGTATGATGCAATATCTAGTGGTGTCGCGGCCAACGAAAGTATACAAGCAGCAGTTACATCAGCGAAACTGGCTAAAGCTGGATTTTCAGATTCAAACAGTTCGCTCAAAATACTAACTTCAACCATGAATGTCTACGGGTTAACAGGTCAAAAAGCAATGCAAAGCATATCGGATAAACTGTTAGTTACTCAAAATCTAGGTGTTACAACCGTTGGGGAATTGGCGAATTCAATGGGATCATTAACACCTATTGCCAAATCTGCTGGTTCTTCTATAGATGAAATGTTAGCAGGAATGGCAAGTTTAACAAAGAACGGATTGAAAACAGAGGAAAGCGGTAACATCTTTAAAATCTGTGTTTTCAAGTGTAATTAAACCAACCGAAGAAGCTTCTAAAACCGCTCAGCAATTAGGAATAGACTTTTCAGCGTCTGCGTTAAAAAGTAAAGGATTTGCCAAATTTCTAGAGGAAATAAAGGTTAAAACTGGTGGCAATACTGAAACTATGGGTAAGTTGTTCGGAAACGTTAACGCTCTATCTGGTGCTTTGGTACTTACAGGAAAGGGGTTCGGAGACTTTAATACAAGTCTAGACGCCATGAAAAATAGTGCTGGGTTGACTGACCAGGCTTTTGAAACAATGAATAATAGTTTAATAAGTAAATTTGGGAAAATGAAAAACAGATTAACAAATATGGCTACTGAAATGATGCAAGGAACAGGTGGACAATTAGGAGTTTTAGTAGATAACATAATAGGAAAGTTGAAACAATGGCAAGAAGATGGAACAATTGAAAACATAGCAAATAAAGTAGCTGATGGGTTTATGAAGATGTACGATGTTCTTAGCAAGGTTTTTAGCTTTATTGCAGAACATAAAGATGCAATAGCTAATTTTGGTATAGCGTTTGCATCACTTTATACAGCTGTAAAAATCGCAAATTTACTCAAAGATGCATTGATGGGTATAAGAGGTGCGTTTATTTTAGTTGATGGAGCACTTAAGTTAACTACATTTGGCTGGGTAGTTTTAGTTATAGCAGGAGTTATAGCAATAGGATTATTATTATGGAAAAACTGGGATAAAATAAAACAAGCTGCTAGTAATTTATGGACTGCAATTAAAACTGTATTCACTAATATCTGGACAACAATAACAACTGTATTCACTAATATCTGGACTACTATAACAACAGTAGCTAGTAATATATGGACTAGCATAACAACTGTATTTACAAATATTTGGACTAGTATAACAACTATATTCACTAATATCTGGACTGCAATTTCTACAGTGCTTACAAGCATATGGACTACAATAGTTACGGTATTTACAACTATATGGAATGTTATTGTAACAATACTTACACCTATCGGATTGTTTATAGAAGCAGTATTTAAAGGTATATTGGCTGTAATAATACTTGTAGGAGCATGGATATGGAACTCCATTGTAACAATGTGGACTAACGTATGGAGTGTTATACAACCTATACTAACAGCTATATGGAATGTTATAACAACAGTATGGACAGCTATATGGACTACAATAACAACAATAGCCACAGCGATATGGAACACTATAGTAAATGTATGGAATACTATAGCCGGGGTTGTGTCTACTGTAATGTCAGCTATTTGGGGTGTTATTAGTTCTATATGGAGTACCATTTATGGAACTGTAAGTGGAATTATGTCCTCAATTTGGAGCACTATAACAGATATATGGAATAATATTGTATCTACTGTTAGCGATATTGTTGGTAATATCGCTAGTACAATAAGTGACGGTTTTAATGCTTTAATCGGGATATGTTCTGATATATTTAATAATATAAAAAATACTGTAATGGGAATTTTTGAAGGTATATGGGACGGAATAAAAAGCATCATAAATGGCGGGATAGATATGCTAAATAATTTTATTGGTGGAGTAAATAAAGTTATTAGTAAAGCCAATAAAGTTCCAGGAGTTAATATAGGTGAGGTTGGTACGATCCCTCATTTTGCAAAAGGAACGCAATATTCTCCGGCAGGAATGGCACTAATAAATGAAGAAGGTGGAGAATTAAGAAAACTTTCATCGGGGGAGACAATTATACCAGCCGATAAATCCCGCCAATTAATGAGCGGGAATTTAAGTCCAGAAATTAATATTTATATAACCGGAAACGTTGGAACAGAAGAATTTTTCGACCAAGCAGGACAACATATAATATCACAAGTTAGATTAGCAATGCAAAATATGTAAAGGTGTAGTTTTATAACTATGCCTTTTTTATTTAGGAGGTGCAATATGGCAAATATATATTTTAGTACATTAGATAGAAAGCAATTGTACGAACTTCCTATTTTACCAGAAGAAATGCCAGAACTCAGCAAAGGTGCCAAAAATGAAATATTTGAAACCTTTAATAATGGAGAATATAACTTTTTAGGGAAAACAAGTTTAATAAGTTTTAATTTAGAAAGTTGGTTGCCAGCATATCCAAACAAATATAGGTGGGCTAAGAGCCAAATTAATCCTTATCTTTTAATTAATATGTGGAACACCGCTATGGACACCGAAAAACCCCTTCGGGTTGTTATAAATAGAAATAAAAATACTTTTTTACCACAAGAATTATTAAATTGGATGGTTAGCGTGGAAAACATTAGTTGGCACGAGCTAATAAATGGGGATGTAGCTTATAAATTAGAGTTAAAACAATATAGAGAGGAACCCAAATAATGTGGTACTTATATACTTCTTATATAGCGGGAAAAGGATATACAACTAAAGAAATAATAGGACAATGTAATAATCTAAGTTGGTCTAATGATATAGATACTCTATCAACTTCCCTATCATTCGATTCTATATTAGATTTAGCAGAGGGAAGAAGTAAAATAATATTAAAACAAGATAAAGTAATTGTTTTTGAAGGTGTTATAGTAAGTAAGACCAATAAAGAAAATGTTCATAGTTATACTGCTATGGATTACGCATGGTATTTAAATAAAAATAAATATGTAATGCAGTTTAGAAATATAAATGCCAAAAGTGCATTACAGCAGATATGTGCTAAGGTAGGTATTAAGGTAAATATAAGGGCTAGATTAACTACAAAAATAAATAAATTGTATTATCAAGAAAGCTTGAGCGACATAATAAAGGATATTTAGAACAATGTAAAAGAGAAATAGGAGAATGTTACATAATAGAAATGCAAGGCAAGACACTTTATATTAATAGACTTGTAGACTTAAAAATTAATGCAACTCTACTAATAGGAAAAGATTATAGTATTAGTAGAAGTATGGAGGACATGATTAATAATGTTATAGCCGTAAACAATGATGGTAAGGTTCTGGCTAATGTAAAAGATAATAACAGCATAAAAATATTTGGAGAGTTAACGGACATTGTTAGTGTAGAAGATAAAAATACAAGCCAAGCTAACAATATTATACGAAACGAATTAAAAGAGAAAAACAAAGTTAAAAAAGAATTAACTTTCAATACGATAGATACTGGAAAAGGGATTTATATAAATTGTAATAGATTAATTAGAGTTAATTTATCCAAATACGGGATAAATGGATGGTGTAGAATAAAAAGCACACAGCATACACTGTCCAATAATATACATAAAATAGGTATAACAATAGATTTTAGCTAGGAGGTTATATATGGATTATGGCATAGAGTTTGCCCAATGGCTAAAAGAAAGAAATAATAAAGATAGAATAGGTCCAATAATAGGGGAAGTTGTAAAAGGTGGTTTGAATTATAAAGTAAGTATTATGGATAATCAATTGTATCTAGATACTTCTAACTCTATTTTATGCAATGCTTTAAAAGATAGAACAGAAGAAAGGATAATAGAATTAAATAGCACTAGTTACAATGCTAAAATAACATATAATAATGTTTTGAATATAGGAGATAAAGTTTTGGTAATAGCAAATGAAACTAACCAAAACTTTTTTATTTTAGATAAATTGAGGTGATAGAATGGCTTTATTACCAGAAGAAGATATAACGGCCCAAGAAGTAGAAGAAATAGAAGAAGAACAAACTTTGTCTAAGTTAGGCAAGGTTTTTTTATTTGACTTTAAAAATAATGAATATGTAATTAGAAATGGGAAACTTGTAGAATGTACAGAACGGCAGGCGTTAGAGCAATGGATACATTGGATATTGTTAACTTATAAAGATAAATACAATGTCTATAAAAATACGGATTTCTATTGTAATATAGAGGATTTGATTAGCAAGAAAAGAAATGCCTTTGTTCTCTCAGAACTGCAAAGAGAAGTTGAAGAAGCTTTGAAAAAGCATAGATACATAGATCATATTGAAAATTTTATAACTGTACAAGAGAAATCAATATTAAATGTTCAATTTGATGTTGTTTTAAAGAATGATGAAGTTATTAATATAAGTGCTTAGGAGGTGGAAGGTTGAGTGTAAATGTAAAGACAAAGGAACAATTAATTAAAGATATGCTTAATAACATATCGAATACATATGAAAAAAGCGAAGGACACCTTACCTATGATATAACTAAAACTAATGCTATAGAATTAGCTATCTTATACCAATATGCTTTGTCTATAGCTAACCTTAGATTAGTTAAGGATTTATCTGGTGATGATTTAACAGCAAGGGTCTACGATAATAAAGGCATAGTTAGGAAAGTAGCTACAAGAGCGAAAGTAATTTTAACCTTGATAGGAACAGGGACTATTAATAAAGGTGATTTATTCAGCACACCTAATAATATAGAATTTGCAAGTCTAGAAACAAAACAAATAGAAGAAACCGGAACAATATTAGCAGAGTGTACCCAAGTTGGCAATATCGGTATGGTTGGGGCTAATAGTATTACAGAGTTTCCAATAACAATAGCAGGTTTTACGGTGGTAAATAACCCTAATCCTTCATATGATGGGTTTGAGGAAGAAACGGACGAATCTTTAAAGCAAAGATACTACGAATCCTTAAAGAATCCTATTACATCTAATAATCAAGCCCACTTCATATATTGGGCTAAAAGTGTAACAGGCGTTGGTAATGCTAAAGTAATACCACTTTGGAACGGAGATTTAACAGTAAAAGTTATAATTATAGATTCCAATATGCAACCAGCCAGCACGGATTTAGTTAATACAGTGCAGGAGTATATAGACCCTAAAGGGATACTAGACGCCAATACAAATACATGGTCTTTGTGGGGAACTGGTGCAGGAAGTTCGGCTATAGGCAATTATTGCACCGTTGTAAGTGCTACAGCTAAAAATATAGATTTAGAATGTAGTATAACTAAAGCCAATGGGTATTCAGATGAAGAAATAAAACAAAATATTTCTAGTAAGATAACAGAATACTTAAAAGAAATTGCTTTTTCTACTGCTATAAATTATGTAAGTCATGCTAAGATAATTTCCCTTATACTTAGCGCTGACGGTGTATTAGATGCACAAAATGTAAAAGTAAATGATAGTCTAAGCGAAAATGTAATTATAAATGAGGAGGAAGTCGCTGTAATGGGCGCTGTAACCTTAATATAAGAGGTGAAAAGATGAATATAGAACAACAGTTAATAGCAAATTTACATAAACGTGTTATGAAAGATCCCTACATAAAAGAATTGTGTAATTCAAGTGGTGTGGAAATGGATACTATAGAAAATGTTTTAGAAGATATTAAGAAACAATTTAAATTTCAAACAATGACATGGGGTGCTGATTTATTAGCGTCGGAAATGGGAATTAAGCTAGACCCATCTTTAAAGCAGGACGAAAAAAATAGTATTATATCTGCTAGATGGAAAAGTGAAGGTAAGGCAGATTTAAACTTGTTACAAGCCATCTGCAATAGTTGGAAGAATGGTAAGGTAAAAGTATCTTTTACAGAGGTAGAATAGTTCTAAAATTTGTAGGTGAATATGGAATACCCTCCGACTTAGATAGCTTAAAGAAGCAAATAAATTTATCTAAGCCTACGCATTTACCAGTAGAATATTTATTTGCATATCTATTATTAAAAGATGTAGAAGCTATGACCTTAACAAAATTAGAAAATACTAAATTAAGCAATTTTGCATTTTAGGAGGGATATATATTGAGCGAAGAAACAAAACATTTGAAGTTGTTTAAATATGACAAAGAAACAGACGATTTTAATACGACAACTTTTAATGTACAACAAGCTTTAAATAACAATTGGGATAAGATAGATTCAAAATATGAAGATACTGAAAAAGAAATAACAACATTAAAAGAGGTAGATGAAGACATCTACAAACAATTAGAAAGATTGCAGTTTTTAACACAAATATCAGACATAGAAAGATACGATAAAGACGATAAAGGTATATACAGAAATATTGCTTATAGAACACCTAATCCAGTGGCTGGTCAAAAAGGAAAATTAACAGCTTTATCTGAGTTGTCGATGCCAGACAACAACGGTCTATACACTGGTCAAAAATAGTTTATACAACGAACGAGAAGGTGCTTACAGAGTATATTATTTTAAATTAATATATAAAGATGGCGACTTTATAGAAAGGAAGGTGGAACGTATTGTTTAATGATGATGTGCTAAGGCTTCACGGGATATTAGGCGGTAGTCAGATAAAAGGTGGAAATACTTCATTGGGTCGTTTTAAATCTAACGGTAGTGCTACTTTGATAGATGATGCTGTTACTATGATGTTAAGAAGAAATCAAAGTTTCGTAGCTGTAGGGAATACGGGAATAATGTTTACAACAGTTTCAAATCGAAAAGTATATTTTATGGATTTTAACAGCACTACCCATTATGAGAGGGATTATATAAATGACTCATATAGCACTGGCGATACTATACAATTGTTTTCTGATAAAGATGGCTTTGTGGGGATATACAAAAACGACACAAGTACAAGCAACATAGCTCAATATACAATAGTAAAGTATGACAATAGAGGTTTTTCTTCAAAAACAACACATGTTCACGTAGACGAAACTCAACACGCCAATTCTTATATTAGAAAAATAATACAAGACCCTGTAAATGGATATTATATTTTTTATTTGGAATGTCTTATGGTTCAACACCAACTTATTTAATTGTTTTTAACAGTATCTTAGGCTCTATAACCACATCTACTTTTATAGAAAGTCAATATAGTTTAGATGTAGACATAGCAAATTATATGGCATACGATGGTTGGTTATATGGCAAGTCAAAATCGGATAATAGCAAGTATTGCAAATTTTCTTACACAAATGAAAACGACATTCCTAAAAGCTATGCATCTTTCAATTGTAGTAATCCAGCTTGTGTTGTAGCAGACCCAAAAACCAAATTAGCATACGATATAACTAGTGGATGGACATATAGCTTAACTAATATGAGCAACTACACACGTTCTATAAAACTTTATCATCATTCATCGGGTGATGATGTACCAATGTGTGTTAACACTACTTTGAATCCAGAAATAGGATTTATATTATGTGCCAAAGGTTGGGATTTTTTCGAGATTAATTTTAGATTACCAAAATTAAACTCTACAGATTTTGCTAGCTTGCCCGATGCGAGGTTGATAACTGAGGTTAATGTTCCTAAAACTTGGGCTAGAGAAAAAATATTAGTGTCTTACGATGGCAAAAATTTATTAAGAATACCATATGAAGTAGATAGCAAATATACTCATGAAGTATATTTATATAGGAGGTAGATAAATGTTTATTTATAAAAATGGGAATAGTTATTCCATGATGCTTCACCGATGAACAAAGAATATGTAGAGAAGATTTTATTACACAATAAAATAAATTTATAAAAGCAGAGTAAGGACTATTAATATGTAGTCTTTTTTATTTTGCTTATTTTTAAAGAGAGGTGCGGAATGGAAAATGAAATAATTAAATTAGTAGCAACGCAAGGAGCTTTTGCAGTGTTTTTTGCATATCTTCTTTTTTATGTGCTTAGAGAAAATTCTAGGAGGGAAGGGAAATACCAAGACATTATTAAAGAGTTGGCAGAAAAATTAAATGTTATAGAAGATGTGAAAAAGACAGTTGATAAAATAGAGGGTAAATTGGAGGGGTAGTATGGATAGAGTATTGAATAAAATAACGAGTGCCAGATGGTTAATAGCAGTAATAATGACTATAGTATTTGCCATATTAGCAATTAGGAATACTTTAAATACAGAATTTATAACCATCTATACAATGGTTGTGGCATTTTATTTTAGTAAGGATAGAAAAGAGCAAGACAAATAGTTTTGTTCTTTTTTATTAAATTTTAGGGAGGTATTTATATGAAAATAGGAATAGATTGTGGTCATACATTAAGCGGTGCTGATTACGGAGCAGTAGGAATAAAAGCAGAATCTAATTTAACTAGAGAGGTAGGAACAAAAGTAATAGCTAAATTACAAGCATTAGGGCATACAGTTATTAAGTGCTATAAAGATTCTTGCAGTAGTTTAAATGATAGTTTAAGTTATAGAACTAATACAGCTAATAACAACAATGTAGATTTATATGTATCTATTCATTTTAATTGCTATAACGGTAGTGCTTATGGCACTGAAGTATTTACATACGGAGGTAAGGAGCTACCACAAGCTAGAGCAGTATTAAATAATATTTGTTCATTAGGATATACAAATAGAGGTTTAAAAGATGGAAGTAATTTATATGTATTAAAACATACTAAAGCTAAAGCAATGCTTATAGAATGTTGTTTTTGTGATAATTCTGGTGATATGAATAGATATAATGCTGAAAATATGGCTAATGCTATTGTTAAAGGTTTAGTAGGAACTACAGTAGCGACACCAAATAAACCAAAGGAAGTGGAGAAAGTGCAAAAACCAAAATATGATGAGACTATACCAGCAGGAGAAGCTATATTTAGAATTCCAGGTACTACTGGATACATAGAACAGGCTACAGATGGCAGACTAATAATACACAAAGATAGGGGAATTATATAGCAATTGGTAAAGGCTTTATAGATTGCTATTGGAATGATAATAAAGGCAATGGTGGGAATAAAAGATTAAGTAATTAATTTTAAAGGTACTTCTATAATGGAAGTACCTTCTTTTTTATTTGGAAAAATTATTATAATTTATATAAATAATTCATAAAAAGTATTGACTTATTATAGTACATGTACTATAATATAATTGTAGGGAGGTGAGGGAATGGCAAAAAAGAAGAAGTTAAAAAGGAAGGATAAAAAAGAAAATAATCGAGTTAATAACCGCCACAGTTAATTTGATTATTTCTATAGCAACACTAATCTTACTAATACTAAAGGCTTTTAAAAGCCCTCCCTTCCTAAAAACTTCTTCTATTTAATAATATCATATTTTAAATATTAAATAAATAGAGGTGATTTTATATGAAAAAGGAAAACATAACAATGACAATAAATATAATCACTTTAATAGTAAATATATTAATCCTAATAATATTATTAGTTAAATAGGAGGTCCATATGAATAATAAAGATAGACAAAAAGTGGCGGATAAAAAATGGATTGAAAAAAATAGAGAACATGCAACGTATTTAAGAAATAGAAGTAGTGCTAGAAGTTTTATACGAAATAAAGCAACTACGGAAGATTTAGAGGAATTAAAGGGGTTAATAAAAGAAAGAGAAGAATTTCTAAAAAGGGAGATTTAAAATGCGAAAGGGAATAAGATATTTAATAGTAGGTTTGTTAATAGGAGCTTGCACAAGATTCATCGGCATTGCAACAGCGATTGAACAAGCGGAAGATAACTCCCTAGCAATGGAGAATATATGTATTGCACAGACCAAGGCAAACCTTTATGGATATCTATATATGATGTAAGACAAGAAGAAAAATTTATTTATTTCCGACAACCTAACAGTAATAAAATTATTAAACTAACAGAACTAAAATAAAAATAAAGAGGTAGCTTTTTCAATAAAGCTATCTCTTTTAAATTACTTGTAACAATATGTACAAAATTTGAACTTTATGTAAATACAGTATATAATTATTATGGAATATATTACACTGTATAGAAAATTTAAGGAGGCTATGACATGGAGAATAAAAAAATTAAAAAGCCATTCTATAAAAAATGGTGGGTATGGATATTGGCAATTATTATTTTAGCTGGTTTAGGACAAGGAACAGGAGATAAGAAGAAAGCACAAAAAACAGCAACACAACAAGAACAGAAAAAAGAAGATGCCAAACAGGATGCAGAAAAAAGGCTAAAAGAAGAAAAAGAAAAGAAAGCCAAGGAAGAAGCTGAAAAGAAACCTAAAAAAGAAGATAACGAAGCTACACTAATAACAACTGCACAAGGAGTTGTTAAAAAGAATTTAAAAGCTCCAAGTACAGCAAAATTTCCGTGGAGTTTCAAGGAGTACAATATTCAAGAATCAAAAAGTGAAAATAAAGATATGATTATATATACCGTAACTGGATATGTAGATGCAGAAAATAGTTTTAGTGCGAAAATAAGGAATAATTTTATAGTTAAAATGGAATGTACAAAAGATTTAAGCAAGTATAGAGTGTTAGATGTAAACATAACAGAATAG